GGAACATTATGTCGGATACCAAGCAGGTGCTACAGGAAAAGTTCCCATTCCTCACGATAATAAGCCACTTAGACAAGGAATATCTGGGTATAGTCCAGCACGCAGACAATGCCTTTGTGCACATGTACGTGATGGACAACACTTTCAATGATCAGATGAAACGCGAATTTCTCGACTGCGGTGACACGTGGTGGTGGGAAAGCAACCGTCAGATCCCAATCAACATGTTTGTGCGTGACAGATTTGCTATCTTCAAACGCTATCTTCGCATATTCTCAATGAAAGAAACTGAGATCATACAAGGTCCTGTGGTAAACCTCAAGGAACTCATGAACAAGCGTGTCAAGCGCAGGACCATACAACTGGTCAAACACTCTTAATCTCCAAGCGTGGTTACCGTAACCTTGGCCCGGATACGACCATCTTTGGTCACATGAACCTTGAGCGGCTTGCTAGCTGCCTTGCGTGCTTTGATATCAGCCTTTTCCTTGTCGTCGCCCCACTTCTCAAACTCATTGTGGCTGAAAGCAAACATGGTGGCATCACCAGCTTCTGCGATGCGCACATAGCTGATGTACTGCGGATCCTTGCCTTCTTCTCGTTCAACTTCAGTCCACACATTCACAGCACCAGTGAGATTTTCAACCGTGTCCCAGATGGTGGCAATCAACTCTGGAGTAGCTCGAGGATTGCGGAACAGATAGCCTTTCTTTAGCTTACAGTTCAGCTTAGCGATGGGATCATACTGTAGATCAGCTCCGGCGTTCAAGATCTCATCGCCGTCGATGATCTGGACTGATTTGCCGAACATATCGCCAATTACCTGGAATGCTAGCTTAGTGCGTGCCATGTGAGTGCTCCTCTGATTGCTTATAATAGCACAGATTTAAGATTGTTCAAGCAAAATGTTGGCATGAACATATACCAAAACTGCGTATGAAATCGCGTGTGCCTTCTTGAAACTGTAGGTATCTTCGTCCGTTTTGATCCAAATCTCGTCTCGGATGCTGTCAAAACCCTGCGATTCGCAAACACCCTGTAGGTGTTTCTTACCTGGACGTATCAGCGCCAAGATCATGGCAATGTGTTCGATGCTGTTTGGACGCAACCTAGCACAGAGATCCCCATAATTGCCCAAGTGGAACAGCTTGGCCACAAAGCTTGGATCGCCAAATACTGCCCAGTCCAACGGACGTTCCATGAGATCTTTTAGATGTGATTCATCGCGTACATGCTCGTACACGCCCACGTTAAGCATGTCTATCTTGAAGAATCCACGATCCTCAGCAGCATTGTAATCCAAGCTGCACAGCCCAGTGATAGGATCTCTGGGCACATCATGGAAATACACGCCAGTGTTGTGACGAACAAGCTTGCCATCTCTGATGATGCTGGCAGGTACGTGACGCAAGCCAGAAAGAGCAGCGTCTCTGCTGCTGAAATCTATGTCAATGTCACCACGGTTTAGCATTGCTAATCCTACTGTCTATCAATCTTGCCGTCAAGCTGACGCTGTAACACACCAAACTCAGTCCTGCGCTGACGCATGCTGTTGCCTAACTGGCGTATCTCATTGCGCATCTCTGCTATCAATTGCTCACTCTGCGCTAGGCGTTGCTCTAACTGTATCACGTAAGCAGGATCTATGCTGCGAATCCTTGCGCCTTCTATCTCAAACTCAGTGATGATGCCCTGTGTAGTTACCTTGCGCTTAGCATCAAATGCCACCGGCAGTTCGTCATCATCACTAGCTCCATACATGTCGACTATCTCTGCCATCATAAACCTGCTTTCTTGAGAGTGTCCTTGACGAAGGTAGTACTCTCTTTGTCTCTGTTGAACTTCAGCGACCACTGTGGCGCCGGTGCTATGCCTGCTATCATACCAATCTGCTCTGGTGAGCAGCGCTTGAGCGCTGACTCTGCGCTGCTAGCATTATATAGCACCCAGGGACTGATACGCCCTGTGGTGACCCAACGCGTCATCTGATTAGCATTCACTTCCCTGAAGAAATCATACCACTGCAGATCATGCTGCTGTGCCCATTCTCGCATCAACACGATGCCGCGCTCCAGTGCCTGCTCAGGACTCTCGTTGCGTATGAGATCTTTGACATACTCCTCGTACACCACATCATGCGTCCACTTGTCAATGGGCAAGTTGTTTTTCAGCACGTAGTCAATGAAGCGTGCGGGTTCTGGTGCAGCTGTATCTAAGAGATGTCTAGCAAACTTGCTGAATGCCAGATAGTACTTGCTGTCTATGAATTCCTTGTAGGTCTTCTTGTGCTTCTTGCCAGCCACTTGGTTATTGAGCTCATAGAAGCGTGACCATGCTATGAACGCGATACGGCCCTGCGGTTGGTCCTTTTGGAACCAACGCCGCTTCTTCTCACACACGTGATTGATCAGCCGCAGTTCATCGCTGAATTCTCGCTTACAGAACTCACAGCGGCACTGCTTAGGAATCACGCTCCAGCTTTTTGCCATCCTCGACCAATTCCTTTAGCTCTGAGTCGCTCAACCCAGCATCCTTGCCCAGCTGGCGCAGGCTTTCCTTGTCCAGCTGGCTCTTGAGCAGTGCCAGTTCTTCTGTGTTTATGCTAGGGTACAGGCCCAGCAGGAACTCGTCAACCACCTTGGTCTTGCTCTTGGCGTTCTTGGCACCCACGTAGGGCCTGTACTGCTTGCGCCCTGTGCCAGCTAGGCACATCAGCTTGTGCTGCAGTTCTGGATGCTTGCCCAAGCTGAAGAATCCCAGGTTCACCAAGTCGTTGGTTGCCAGCACAGCATAGCTCTGCATGGGGCTCTGCGGACTGAGGCTGCTCATGTAGCGCATGAGAAGGAACGGGCTGTAGCCCTTGCGTTCCTCGTCAGTGAGGCGTTCATAGAAGCCAAAGTCTCGGCCATCCAGCGCCTGCAGCACCGCATCCAAGCTCAGCTTCTGCCCCTGTGTGTTAGCTTTCTTTGCCATGTGCTAGTATACGCTGTCTAGTCTGTTTCATCAACTGGCTCACTCTGTGATATAATAATAACATGGGACGTCCTTTAACAGATCAGTGGATAGGCATGCCAACGGGTGAATCACCTGTGCTGATGCCGGTGATCAACAACGATGGTCGTGTGGGCAGAGGTTGGATCATCAAGCAGGTAGGCAGCGATCGCTTCCTGGTGCAGGACTGTGACACTGATCATGTTGGCAGCTACAGGCTCTGCGATGCGGCAGAACCACCCATGCCGGGCCTGATGAGCATACAGTTCACTGGCATGGCCACTGGGTTTGCCATGCGCATCACCAACGCTAGGATCAAGGACTGGCACGGCAACCATCACGAGTGGAGCATCTGGGGTCCCGAACCCAACCGAGTGCACGTGGTAGACAGCAGCTTGGCTGCTAAATAACTGCTCATAACAGGGAGATATCCACATGGCAAAAGCACCAACAGCTGCTGCACCCAAGGCATGGACGCTCAAGACGTTGGATGTCAGCAAAACTGGCGACAAGACTTGGACTGCGCAGACCTATGACACACAAGAAGCTGCCAATGCGGCATTGGCCAGCATGAATCCATCAATGAGCAGCGTGTATCTCACTGACAAGCAGGCATTCATGGACGCATATCAAACCAAGCGCAGCGGAGGTAACTGATCATGGGCAGCAGACTAAGCCAACGCTACTGGAATCAGCAGCTGTACAGTGCTAACAACGCAGTTTTCCAAGGCTACATCGCATCTGGTGTGCTGCATGTGACCGCCATGGTCAACGGTCAAGTGCTGACAGATGGATACCTTTACAGCAGCGGGTACAACTATGGCAATTCATACATAGACAGCCTCGGTACCGGCACAGGCGGCACGGGTACCTATAACATGGCCGGCAGCTACGGCGATTACGGCACAGCACTGGCACCAGTCACATGGTATGAGAATGGTGCTAACGGTCCCGGCAACAACGTGATCATGCCCTACGTGAACATTGCTAGGCCCAGCGGTGGCAGCGAAGGAGGCGAGGGTTGGATCCTAAGACAGGTCAGCAGCAGCAGCTTCCTCTGCCAGAGCGTCTGGGACCCTGGTTTAACAGGCATCTGCACGCTGTG